CCTTAGGGGACCTTCTCACTTGCGTGAGCACTCATTGAGTGTTTGCGTTAATTTTGCGGATTAACATCCGTGTTAGTTGTAGGAGAATCACAGTGGCTTACGTGCCTACTCAAGGTGACGGCTTCAAAGGTTATACGAAGGAGTTGCTACCGTTTATTACTACCAAGACTCGAAAGTCTAGTGGTAAAACCAGTACAACAACTGAGTACACTTTGCATACCGTCGGCTTTGAGTCACGTTCGCAATCTGTCAGTGTTCCGGTAACTTTCTCTAAGGGAATTCCTTGGAGGAAGCCAACGTCGCACGCTCGCTCAGTGATGGAGACGGAATTTATTCCGGCAAAATCAGAACGCGAGGATACTCTCTACAGGTATTCGTATAGCGGGTTTACCCGCCGTACGGATTCTCTCCGTCATACACTCCAGACGTACCCTGTTTCATCTTCCTATCAAATCGAGTCCACGGACGAGATAGATAGGGCGATTACAGAGTGCCTTCTTAAGTTAAAAGATAAGAAGATTGATCTGGGGACGGCGCTAGCTGAATCAGTCAAAACTGTCAATATGCTTGCAGACACTGTTGTCCCGCTTTGGCGGGCTCTACTCGACATAAAACGTGGTCGATTTAGAGGCATCCGGAGGTATTACCCCGGTTTACGCACTCCAGTGAAAACAGCTGCAGGCACATATCTCCAGTACAAGTATGGGTGGAAACCCCTGATGAGCGACGTGTATGACGCTCACAGCATTGCTATGGGCTCGTTAAATGATCCTCGGGGTAAATTATTCTCCGCAGAACGTCATATAACGGGTAACTATAGTAGTGATACTGATGTACAATATTGGAGCGACAGGCAGCAAGACGTAACGCTTGTTGGGTCATGCAAGTTGTTTGCATCACTCAATTCCAAGTTTTACGCGGATGCTGGGCGGGTCGGGCTTAATAACCCCGCCGCCCTAGCATGGGAACTCGTTCCCTTTTCCTTCGTCATTGACTGGGGAATGCCCGTTGGTAACTTCCTAGAAGGTATCAACGCTACTGCTGGACTGAACTTTGAAGGTGGTTATACCAGCCTTAATATGGACGGTACGTGCACTGCAGAGTGTACGCCGTACTTTAAAGGTACTGGTGTCGGGATTAAGAAACGATACAAGCGTTTTGAAAGAAACACTTTGTCTAAGTTTCCTCGTCCTGTGCTATATGCTAAATCTCCTTTCTCAACTTCTAATGTTACTAGTGCTCTCGCACTGTGGCGGCAGTTGTTGAAATAGCCTACCACGTAGCAATTCCGCTGCGTGCATAACCAATCCATAATATACAGGATTAATTATATATGCCTCAACTAACGAACCTCGTCCTCACGGATCGAGCGTCTACACCAGTGGCGCATACCTTCACCCCTCGCAATATTGAGGGTGGTGTCGGTACGGTAGTCGAGTCGACTGGAGTGCCTATTGGTGACAAACGTGTCACTGTAAGCCTCAATAAGACTTCCACAGGTCGGTATAAAGCCGTTCTGAAGGGTGTCTTTCCTGTTGTACAGGATCAAGTCGTCAACGGAATTACGAGCCCAACGGTTGTTCGAACAGCGTATAGCGAGATTCATTTCGCTTTCGATGAACGTTCAACTGAGCAGGAACGTAAGGACGTAGTCGGCATGATGGAAAGTGCCTTGAAGGCAACTTCCAACCTGACCAACGGGGTCTTCGTATCCCTGGAAGGAATTTACTGATGAGAGGTAGGCCGATTAATTTCGGCTCTGCTAACAATCAGGCTTTCTTCTTGAGCATGATATTGGGATTCACCTTTGTGGGTCTCTTGACTTTGCTCTCCTTCTTCGTAATTATGCGGGAAGGTTACACTCTTAAGGAATTATCCAATGAGCGTTACCAGGAAACGGATATCAGTCAAACACGACTCGAACCGTCCCCTAAACCAGGACTTGACCCCTCGATTGAACGAAATGATTACAGAACTGGGTATGTCTTCACCTGAAGACTTCAAAACCCAGTACTTAGTCAAATCGGTGTTCTCTAAATTCGTATCGCAAGATACGGACCCGGACAATGTCCGGCGGCAACGAGCCATTTTTAAGTGGTTATGTGCCGAAGCGAACAACGCGGCTACAAACGATCGTTTGTCACATATAGACGGGGAATACAATATTTTACCCCGCGTGACTTACGATACGTTTATGGACCGTGTTCGATCAATAGTGGTCGACGTACTCGGTGACACCGTCAGTGAAGAAGCCCTTCGGGGCAGCTTCAGTGGAGGAGCGTCAACAAGCCGTAGACGTACTGAGAGCCATCCTAGCTCAAAGTACCTTGGTGAAGCACACATCACAGATCGGGCCCTGCCATGGATTACCGCCTTGATTGGCGAGTATTCCTTATGGCATGAATACGGTGGGTTGCAAGACCTAACTGTAGTTCCCGGGAACGTGTTGTTCACTGTCCCAAAATCTACATCGATAGATCGGTGCGCCGCTAAGGAGCCTGATTTAAACATGTACATGCAAAAGGGTGCCGGAGATTTCATAAGGAAAAGGTTGCGATTCCATGGTATTGATCTTAACGATCAAACTAAGAATCAAAACCTCGCCCGACGTGGATCTATCGACGGTACTCTTGCGACTTTAGATTTGTCCAGCGCGTCTGACAGCATTAGCTGTCGACTCGTGGAGGAGTGTCTGCCTACATTATGGTGGTCATTCCTTTCAGATTTAAGGTCCCCTCGTACCCTCATTGAGGGCGAGTGGCATGAAAATGAGATGTTCAGTTCCATGGGAAACGGGTTCACGTTTGAACTCGAATCCCTTCTGTTCTACGCGTTCGCGCGTGCCACAGCATGGAGCCTGGGCGTCCCTGGCATCATTTCGGTTTATGGTGACGATATAATCGTTCCGACCGAAATCGCTCACGAATTGACTTTTGTGTTGCAAGTCCTAGGATTTGCAACCAATATCGATAAGAGTTTTATCGATGGTCCGTTCCGTGAATCATGCGGAGGTCATTTTATCAGTGGCTTCGATGTAACTCCTTTCTATGTCAAAGCACCAATTCTTCGTCTCGTTGATCTCATTCATGTGTGCAATAGCATACGTAAATGGGCCGACGTGAAGAATGGGATGCCGATTCTTTGTCCACTAGTCTATGACATGTGGTTAGAATTAGCGTCTCATGTGCCTGACATCTTTTGGGGTGGTTATGATTGTTCAGATAAGTCGAGACTTGTCTCGCCGCCTCGGGTTAAGAACCCGAGACGCCTCGTTGCCAAACGACATAAGAAATCGACTGGCGATGGTGGTTATCTTTACGCACATAATTTAATGGACAGTACGTCGAGTCTCGAAGACCCCGTTTCACAACGGGTTATTGAGTCTAAGAGTTATAAGGTAAAACCTGCTCGACGTAACGAACCTCTAACACGTCTCTTCTACGAAGAGGTGGCGTGCCAAGAAGTTAATAAACCGGAGTAATCCGGATATCCCATTAATTTGGGGGGTGGTAGGACCTTGATAGGGTCTTACTTTAGGTAATTAAGCTTGC